GAACTCAACCAAGCTGATACATCATTTGATCCAGCTAACTTGGAGTAATCATGGACACGGATAAATATAAATCTATAGCCTTGAGCATGGACACTTATAAAAAGCTGAGAACATTATCAGACGAACAGTTTGAAATGCCTCAAAGTCTTGCAAAGACTGCTTCGTATTTTATTAACGCTGCCTTTTCTGCTCATGCAGATAGCAAAGATAAAAATGTCAAACGAAAAGCTTAAAAAGATCCGTCAAGAAAAAGAATTAGAGTATGGATCATTCTCTACCAATATGAATTATATCGGTAAAGCATGGTCCGCTCTATTAGGTTTAGAGACGGATATTCCAGGTCATATGGTTGCTAATATGTATGTAGCTGCAAAACTTATTCGGACTAATCAAAAATTTAAACAAGATACTTACGATGATGCTGCAAATTATTTGTATCAAGCGGAGTTAATGCAACAAGAAGATACTGATGCAAATACTAGAATGCATGATGCTTTAAGAGCTGAACACAAAACTAATTATCCAAAAGATGAACCAGATGAGCAATAAAATAATTAAATTTCCTAACACTCCAGAGAATCAATTATCCAATGCGCAGAAGTTGGCGCTGGAAATGGAGAGTGAGAAGAATATGTACCAACAAAATATTGAATGGCTCATGCAAAAAGATGACTGGGATAAACTTCCAGATATTGACGGTAAAGCTTTAGATATGTTGGCTTTGTTTGGCGATGTAATGAAGTTTACTCCAGAGAGCAGCCAAAAGATTATCTGCAAATTAGCAGAACAAATTAAAAAAAACCAACTTACAGATCCATTGGAGGAATATCTATAATGAGTAGAAAAGAAGGAGATAAAGCTTACGCAACATACGTTCACTACCAGGCATTCAGCTCAGATATGCCAATACATAGAATTAACCAGACTAACTGGTACCTAAAATTTGAAGATAACCTTCCAGCATTTTTTATTAAAGCTGATGATGTGTTTCGACAGATGCCACCGATGGCGTTCTTTACTACAGCAGAGAGATCTACAATTTATGATTTTACTGGCTGGAAAGAACAAACGGAAAATTACTTTAACTTAACTATAGAGGAGATTAAATGCCAAACAGACAAAGAACACCTGAAGAACTTGCCTTTAATGCCAGCGTTGGAAACAACATCAAGTACATCAGGAAATTAAATAACTACACACAAGCTAGAGTTGGAAAAGCTATTGGAACTACATTTCAACAAGTACAAAAATACGAAAAAGGAGCTAACGGAGTGAGCGCACTCAAGCTTAAACAGTTAGCAGAATTTTTTAGATTAAAAACAGATGTATTAATAGATCCTAATTTCATTCCATACCATAAAGGATTTACTGGCGATATGGACTGGTTCGATAAGGATATAGCTGAAATCAAAAAATATAAGGAGACTGAAGATGTCAATCATAAAGCCTAAATTTGTAGAGATAGAAATACAAGAGCAGACAGATCCAGATAGAGCTTCACATTGGATGACTATCGTTAAGTATCAGCCTGAAGTTAAAGAAGGTGTGATGGATGGAGCGCTTGAAATCAAAACTATTTTAATGACTGACTTTGATCCAGTAATTAGATGGACCAGAGATCTTGGAGATAAAGTTGTTGATGTTCCAGAAAATGCAGAAGCTGCGCTAAAGCAAAACAGAATAGAAGCTGATCGTAGAGAAAAGATAGTGGTCCACCATGAGTAAGATAATTAAAACTACTCAAGGAGAAGCTCAATTTCTTATCAAAGAAGAATATCCAAATGAGAACCAAGCTATTGAAGGTAAAGATCCAACAGCATCACAAGCTGAAGTAACAGATCTAAAAATAGAAAATGTAAAATATAAATTAAAGGAGGTTTTGAAAAATGAATGATCAAAAACTTTTGAGATTAGAAAAAAGACATAAAGGTTTAGCAAGAGTTACAGCTGCTATTAATGATCTTTATATATACGGAGTTTATGAAAGTAATTATCCAGCGTTAATGGACACATTAAATGAAGCTAAGGATGCTTGTAAGGATGAGTTAAGAGATACGCATGTTGAGATAGTTGCAATTACTAAAGCTAATGAGATTACTAAATTAACTCCGAGTACAACAGAGCAGCTCCAGGAGGATTATGACGAATAGTGGAATGTTTGATGATCCAGAAAAAATAGAATACCTGGAGAACCAAAATAAATTATTAAAGAAGAAACTAAAAGAATCTACATCTAAAATAAAAAGAATAACTACTTTAGAAAAACATCACTTAAAAAATAACGGAGACTTGAGAGTACACATTACAAAATTAGAAAAACAAATTGATACTCTTAAAAAGGATATTGAAATACTTAGAGAAGGAAACGAAGCTTTAGGAATTTACAGACAGAATTAATTAGTTTCTTTTTTATTAACAAAAGCACCATCCATAAGTTTTTCTAGCTGCTTCAGTTTATTTTTCTGTTTTAACAATTCAATTCTAATTGATACTAAATGTGAAATAGGTAGCTTATCGCTGTGAATATCTTTAATTTTAGCTACTTCATTTTCAATAGAATAGATTGCTTCGTTTAAAGTATTTTTTGTAAAAAATTCTAACATCCTCTCATGAGGTCCAAAGAAATCATCGTGAATAGACATAACTTTATAATCGTTATTTTAAAAACTAATGCAATATTAAACTGGTACTTAGAGCGTTAGCCTGACATGGCAGACGCTCTAAAATATCAATTTATTTATTTATTATAACCTAAAGCTTTACTAACTTTCTCAGCACGTTCCATTCTCATTTCTTCTGAAACGCCAAGATTATGATTACCATATCTATCTTGAGTAGTTTGCCATCTGCTATGTCCAAGTCTAGACTTAATGTAGTTAGGTGTTAATCCTAAAACAAACATATTATCAATCATACTTGTAGCATTATAATGTCTCCAACATTTCATCGGACCATTTTTAAAACGACAATCAATTATTTTATATTGTTCAGTCTTACCTTTTGTAAACCATTCTAATTTAGCAAGTCCACAAGCCTCATACGCTGCATATACAAGTTTTCTAACTTTATACTGCGATACTGGATGATGTTGTTGATCATCTCCAAGTCTTGAAGCTGGAAAGAAATAAGGATTATGAGGTTTATACTTTGACATATAATTATAGATCCATTCAATATCTTCCGCTTGATTTGCATCATAATCAATAGGTCTATTACTATCATCATTCTTAGTTCTATTTCTGTAACCACCTTCTCTTCCAAGATAAGCACCTTTAATAGTTACAAATCTTTTTTCAAAATTAAAGTTAGATCTTTTTAAACCTTGAATTTCAGAAGGTCTTAATCCGAAAGCTGCAAGAATTGTAAATATACCATAGGTAAGAGCGTCATCATGTGATTTATGTCTATGTCTTTGAACATAGTTTAAAACTTTGACAGCCTCTTCATTGGTTATAACTTCTGTTTTTCTCTCGTACTGATCGTCTCTATCTGCTGGTAATAAATGATGCTGCTTATATATTTTCCAATTTAAAGCACTTTCAAAATTGTCATGATACTTTCTTTCCAACATCCAACGTAGAGCTGTATGGATATGTTGAATTATATCTTTAACGGTTTTGTAAGTAATATCATTTTTAAAACAAGTTTCAGCAAAGGTGTTAAGAGACCTTGCGTCAAGTTCATCTAAATGAATATCTGGAAACCATTTAGCAATATGTCTTTTAGAGTATGAAAGATAACCTCTAGCACCTTGTTTGGTAAGTTTTTTAGTAACGTCACAAGCATGATCCCAACGTTCCTGAGCTAATAAATGGAATACTTCTTTGAACTTATACCTTTGATTAAACCTTAACTCTTTACGAGCCACAGCAGCCATAAGCTTGTCTCTGTAGGCTTTAGCATCAGTTTTAGAGCCAAAGTATATAACTTTACCTTCTTCTCTGTAGGCGCTTCTATTGTTAGCAAAGTCCTGAATTACATAACCTTGCTTTCTTTTAATTACTCTTAGATCTGTATTTTCCATATCAATTAAATAACTGATGGAGATAGATAGCCAAGACTTTTTTTTTGCCGATCGCTCTGCTTTTTATGTAGCAAAGATATTGAGCAAAATTCAGGTTCTGATCTGGTTCTGAATGGATCTAAAGTTTTTTCAACCTTAGATATTTTTAATTCAACTCCAAATAAACTCCTAGATTTTGGCGTAAAATATAACAACCAGTATATCCTTTCTTTTTTAAGTTTATAAAAAGAAGGTACTGATTTGTTTTCAGCGGTGACAGGCGATCGCTCTAACCAACTGAGCTACACCCCCCAGACCATTTGGTACTGAAACGGTGCTAACCTGAAAAATGCTGTCACCAAATCTAATACCTTCATAAATACATATAATGATTTTATAAGATAATGCTAGCTATATTTCGTACCAAAATAATCAGCCATACAGTCTTTATCTGCTGGAAATCCTGGTGTTTGAATACGACAGAAATGTTGGTATTTGTGAGTAGTAACGAATGATGAGGTTGTAGTTCCGCAATGGTCACATTTAAATTGTGTAACCAATTTTGGTTTTCGTTTTCGCATAGAGGATGTGTTGATTTGATTAATCTAAACTTGAGATACTTATAATTTTACCGTCTTTAACAACTGCTTTAACTTTGCTGCATTTGTAATCTGCATTTGAATTTCTCATTGCATATCTTCTTTTAGCTAAACAAGTTTTGAAGTTTGGCATTAATAAATGTTCTTTCAGCTCAGGAGGATTTCCAAGATATAACATTAGGCTAATGACTATTTCCATTTTTTCTTACCTTGTCTTTCAGTTTTTCAATATCGTTGAGAGCTTTTGTTAGCTGCTCTTCAAGATGATCTAATTTAATTTGTGTGTGAATATTTTTATCTAATGCTTCTTGCTGCTTATCTGTCTGTTTAAATAACTCTTCCAGTAGCATAAAAATTTCTAAATTTTTTGGAGTTTGCTCAGCTTTCTTTAATAGATCTGCTTCAAATAAAGTATCAGATGTTTCTAATCTAGTTACTCTTTCTACTATTCCGAAGTAACCCCAGACACCAATAGCAACAGTTATTACTATTGATATAAGATTTCTCATTGGCATTGAGATAGCTGTATTATCTGAAACCTTCATAAAACTTTGCCTTTGTTAATACCTTTTTTTATTACATACTTTTGAGTTCCATTTGCTCCAGTGTTTACTTCTGTTCTAAGGTTCTTAAAGATATTCATCTCTTTAAATTTACGCTCTATTTTTTTTTTAAATGCTTCTAATAACTTGGTATCTCTCATCTATTCCTACCTCTTAAATAATGTTTAGATGGCTCATAGTTCCATCGTTTACCATGATGACCTCTAAGATCTGCGTACTTCATTCTTATTCTAACTATGATTTTAAGCAGCCTTCTCACTTGCCACCGCCTTTATACCTTGTCTGTTTTTGTTGTCTTTTTTCTGATTTATTTTTTGATTTCTTATGTTGAAGTGGTCCTCTTTTTTTAGGCTTATCTCTAGTCTCAAAAGACTTAAACTTACGAGCCATTACTTTTTCTTCTTCAAGAACTTAGTAATTCCAGAAGATCCAAAAGATCCACCAACTATAGTCAAAATAATTATCCAGAAATAATCCGAAGCTAATTCTAAAATCTCCCAGCCTCGAAGCATTGCTTCTTGTAAAGCTGGTATAAAGTGAGCAATAAAAATTAGGCTGAATACCACACATAACCATTCGTCACGCCACGTTTGATCAGCAGATTTAATTGATTGAAGATCTATATTTTGAGCGTTCTCAATCTCCTTTTCTCTTATGATAGCATCCTTCTTTAATTTGTGAGTAATTGCTCCAGCGGTTTTTTCAAACGCTAGTTTTGCAAGAGGATTTTTAAGTAAAGGTAAAATAAAGTTAAGCATTAATATAACCAACAGTTAGGTCGATTAGGTATTTCTGCTGGAGTAATTATATCGATGTGAATAAAAGTTTTAGCAATACCAAGACCAGTTACTTTGTTTGTAAAATAATCAATTAATAGTTTACGGTGTTGAGAGTTTGATACATGAAGGTCAACCGCTTTGCCTGTTGTATGAGGTCCACTTTCTCCAGTAGAGCTAACACTAGCATTATGAGATGGACACCTGTAAGCTGATGTTATTTGTAATGGACCGAGTATATCTCTAGCGATTTGCAAAAGATCTACTAGCTCTGAACTAATATCTAATCTTTGACAACAACTGCATTCAAATTCTGTAGGTTTAAAGTTTACCCAGTTTTCCTTCCAATCTGTATGTTCTCTTATGTAAGTTGACATAAAAATTCTTAACTCCTAATTTTTTTTGTATTTGTGTTTGAGGTCTTTTTTTGTGCGATCGTTCTCTGTCGCTTTTGGCATCGTAATAAGTAACTTTGCCAGTTTTTTTATTTACTGTAATAATATCTATTGGACCGACACCTTGTATATTTTCAAATACTAGATGATCGTCATCCAACAGTTTCAGTATTGCCTCTAAATGAGCAGCAATACCTTTGTTGTAAAATTTCACTTATAATTAAAAAATCCTATTGCGGCTGCAGCTATAGATCCTAGA